GATAAGCAAAGAAAAGGAGATTGAAGTTATGAAAACAAGAGAATATTATTACGGTGCCGAAGCCTTCGGTGCTGAATGGGAAGAAATGAAAAAAAACATTCTCGCAGAAATGCGGGAAAAATATAAAAACTGTATTGTTCAAGATGTGGATTATCTTGATCACATGCCATTCGATCGTGATGGACATCATGCCACTGGGTATGAAGTAAAGATTGATGGTTTTTGGGATTATGATTACGAAGAATAGAAAAGGAGAATGAAAAATGATGTATCTAACAGAGGAACAAAAAAGAAAATTAAGCTATGCAGGAAAAAGACTAGATGACGAGACAGAAAAAGAATTACTAATCATTATGGAAGATAATTGTACAAAAAGCGAAGCCGTTGACCATTTAAGTAATGGAACGGTAGTGTATGAGAAAGAAGAATTTGTAAAATTCTTTGATCAGTACATGAATGAGTGGGACGTTGAGGAAGAAGATCAGGAAGAGTATAAAAAGATGATTGAAACAAACAAGCCGGTTTTTGACTGGGGAGTTGTAGAATATGAAGGTACAGTATACTTCATTGATTATGTATTATAGGAGGTACAAAATTATGAGTAAAAGAACAAAAATGGAATCATTAGCACGGAGCGTGGAAGAAAAGAAAAATACAGTATATTTTACAGAAAATCATCCGAACGCAGGAGTTGACGATAGCCTGTGGGGATACAAATATTTCTTGCTGTACAAGAATACATTCGGAGTTTTTCGAAAGTATAAAACGCAGCAGGAAGCGATCGAAGATATGACGGAAATTTTAAAAGAAGAATAAAAACATGAAAGAAGTTCTTTATTGAGCTTCTTTTTTTGTGCGACTTTTTAAACATCACAACGTTTTTTGAGTCTTAAAATTATAAAGATTTTATAAAATTTTATTGATGATCTAAAGTGGAAATATAACGGTGCCGGCGGTGCCTAGTCTGCGTATTTTGGCCAATAAGAGTGTTTTATATGGCTGTATAAGCGACGGGAACGCTGTATATTAGTCTTTAAATTTACGCTTGCAATAAAATTATCTTTAGTTCAATGTATTAATTACAGGGTATTATATAAGCCCTTATGAATATTTAAGATTATTATTTAATGCTTTATAGTGATAAAGTAAAAGGTGGTGAGAACATGAAGGATTTAGAAGTTTATGAGAATGAGATTGAAATATACGCAGATGATTATATTAAATCTTTAGCTAACGAAGAAGATATATACAAGGTGTCTACGTTTAAGGGCATGCTTAAGCATATATTTAAACATGTATTTAAAGCTAAGAAGAGTGATAAGACGTTATACCAACTTAAAACAAACATAGATACTAGCGATATAGATACAATCAATGAGATCTGGGATATATACACAGCGCTCTGTTATAAATATAATCATAATCCTTCGTTGTTGGGGTTCTCTTTATTGACTGGGATTAACGATGATACGTTCAACAGTTGGCGTACTGGTGAGGTTCGGGCAAGCTCTGGACATTCCGCCGCTGTCAAAAGATGGAAAAAAGAATGTGAGTTAGCTCTGGCAGATCGCACAAGCGAACAAAACTCTGTAGGTTCGATGTTCTTGCTAAAGAGTTGCTACGGGTACAGCGAACAGCAAACAGTTAACATCATTGACCAGACGGGACTACCAAAAGAAAGCAGGGCAGAGATCGCAAAGAAGTATGCAGAGCATCAACAACTACCACAGAAACCAAACTTATAAGCATAATATATATATCATAAAAGCATTATGCACAATAAGACAATAATAATAATATATATAGTTGTGCAGTATCACAATAGATATATAGTGATCTATAACTTAAACCATTGTTTAACGTATAGATTGATTGTGTGGTGTAAAGATATATGCAGACTACACAATAAAGCTTGTTTGTTTTGTGCATGTTGTACAAAGTAAAGGGAACGGCAGAAAAGACGGGGTACCCCTCACAGGAGACCGCCCACGCCGCCGGAGTTAGTGCCAAAAATTCCCCAAAAAACAAAAGAGCCTTTTTAGGCATACAAAGAAATTAATATATAACTCATAACACACAGAGAGGATATACAAGAATGATTGAACATCAAAACTATTACAATCCCGGAAAGTATGAAGCAAAAGATGTGATTAGAGACTGGGATTTAAATTTCAACTTAGGCAATGCAGTAAAGTATATATGCAGAGCAGGTAAGAAAGACCCAAACAAACTTGTTGAGGACTTAGAGAAAGCAGCAACGTATATCAACTTTGAACTTGAGTATTTAAAAAATAAGTCAGGAGCAGTGAAACGATGAGATATTTATATAACATGTTTGTAGTTGGTGTTTCAGTGTATGCAGCAGTAACATTTGGAACTGGTTGGTTGTTTTTGTTGATGTTATTAATTTTAGGAGTTGAGTAGATGATCACAAAAGCTATTGTTACACTCTGCAATATTGTATATGCATTGATCATCAGATGGTTTATGAAAACAGCAAAAACAAATGATAAAGCAACGATCGTAGGTTTTTCATCCATGATTCTCTTATATGCGTTAAACATTGTTGTGATATGGTGGTGCTAAATGAGTAAAGTTAAAGTCAGTTTCGTTGATGGAAGAGAAGAATATTTTGATATAGATCGTGATACACATTATTCAGACGATATGTTCTGGTATTCCAAAGATGATGATATGTTTTGTATAAAACGTTCAGCAAGGGATAAGGTCTTACTTCCTAGAGAATTTGTAAGATACATATGTATTGCAGATTAATTATAAACTGTCGAGAAAATCTCGGTAGTTGGGACCGTTAACTCAGCGGGTGAGAGTATCCGGCTCATAACCGGAAGGCCACAGGTTCGAATCCTGTACGGTCCATTGAGTGATGCTAACAGCAAATTTTAATGTATTATAAAATGTTTTTGAAGGTTAATGCACAAGCATCATGTTCTTAGGGACTCATACAGCAAATAAAAAGTACAATGCAACAAAAAAACAAGCCATGACGTATAGCATACTTCACGAGTCCTGATTATGAAAGAGAGGGAAATATGAATTTTGCACAAGCAGTGGAAAGAGAAACAAAGTTCACAAAGACAGAGAATGGTGCAGTTGCTTTGAATACTACGGGCAATGCATGTCTTGATTTGTATTCAACAATTGGAGGTCTTAGAGATGCAGAACTATCAAGAGTTCTGTCCTTGTTTGACGAAGCGTACAAAGAAAATCCGTTACTTGCTACAAAAATCGTATTTTACGCAAGAGATGTAAGAGGTGGATTAGGAGAAAGAAAAGTTTTCCGTGATCTGATTCATCATATGGCTTGCGTATACCCTGAAAGTATTAAAAATAACATTTACTGGATTCCTGAATATGGGCGTTACGATGATTGGTACGCATTGGTCGATACGCCTTTAGAACAGGATATGTGGACTCATATGAAATCACAGATGGTTGAAGATTTCAAAGACTACCACAACGGAAAACCGATATCATTATTGGCTAAATGGTTAAAGACTGCGGATGCAAGCTCTAAGAAAACAAGGGAGCTTGGAATTAAGACAGCACTTAGTTTTGGTATGCCTGTTCGAAGTTATAAAAGGATTGTCCGTAATCTTAGAAAATACTTAAAGATCACGGAAACATATATGTCTGCGAACAAATGGAACGAGATATTTTATCCATCAGTTCCTAGTAGATGTATGTTGAACAACCAATATGCTTTTTATCGTCATGATGCAGAAAGATTCCAACAGTACAAGGAAGATGTGTCAAACGGAAGGCAAAAGATCAATTCAAGTACACTGTATCCATATGATTTGATCAATGAAATTGATTCACCATACGAGATCGATCATGCCATTGCAGAAGCACAGTGGAAGAATCTTCCGAACTATGTAGAGCCGGGACGAAACGTATTAGTTATGGCTGATGTATCAGGTTCTATGAATGGAAGACCTATGCAAACTTCTGTAGGTCTTGCAATATACTTTGCAGAAAGAAACATTGGTCCATATCATAATCTTTTTATGACATTTAGCGGTGACCCTGAATTTGTATCGCTAAAAGGAAACACATTATATGAGAAATATAGCAACGCAATATCTGCGGAATGGGGATTCAATACAGATCTGAAAAAAGCATTTGATAAGATTTTGAAAGTTGCGATTGATAATCATATAGATCAGGAAGAAATGCCAGAAGCACTTGTTGTTATTTCTGATATGGAAATTGATCAGTGCACAAATGATAGTTGGACGTTTTATGATCAGATGGCTGATGAATTTAAAAAACATGGTTATGAGATTCCTAACATTGTGTTCTGGAATGTTCAAAGTAGAAATAATGTTTTTCATGCTGACAGCAACCGAAAAGGTGTTCAGTTATGTTCTGGGCAGTCAGCATCAACATTTCAAAATGTCATTTCCGCAATTGGTCTTACGCCAATAGAAGCAATGGAAATGGTAATAAATTCAGAAAGATACGATAACATTTCGATTACCTCCAAATAAGTTGTGGTATATAGCTCAATTGGATAGAGCGCAACACTACGAATGTTGAGGATGCCAGTTCAAGTCTGGCTATACCATTTGTTCGCTATTGCGAACATAAAGTCCTTACTTTCTTAAAATTATTTTAGTACGTATGTGAAATTCAAGCCAATGTTGCTGTTGACCGTTATAGCCGGGATGGATTTCTTTTTTTCATGAAAAACTTTTTCACCCCAACTGGTGAAAAGAGATGTTCGCCTTTAAGTAGGCAAAGATTTCACTCCTTACAATGTTTTTATTTTGTTTGCGTATCTGAATATGGTCAGTTTAGCCGGCTCAACTCCGGCATACGCATTGTTTTTTTAGAATTGACAGGGGATTATAACATTGAGTATGACAGAAATTATCAAAGAAATGAAAAATTATATGACAGAACCGATTGAGGGAATGTCGTATGCAGAAAAGGATAAAGAAGGCAATGTTTGGATTCATTGCCCGTGGTGTGGAAAGAAGCAATTTCCTGTTAACCATGATACGAAAATTAGTCATTTGCAGTATAAATGCAAATCGTCAAACTGCAAAAAAATGTTTGAAATAAATTATTAATAGTCGCAAGAGCCAAAGAGCCGGACGCTTTCAAGGGAAGGAGTCGGTTCTTTTTTTATGCAAGAAGGAAGTTTTGAATGGTATCAATCGGTCTTTAAGTCAATATTGGACGGACAGATGGATTTGTACGAAAACCAGAATGATACATACCAATTGTTGCTCAACATGAAGCAAGAATTAACATTTAACAATAAAGAGGTCATGGACTATGCAATCAAGATAAGCAAGTATGCCCATGAAATGGCTGCATATATGGCAGCAACGACAGGAATGGCGGAATATGACGATCTATACTGGAAGTTTCTGCTTCTGGAAGGTCAGCATTATCAGGTAGACAGTGGTTTGTTATATCTTGAAAAGAACAGAGTACCTTCTGAGAGGTTCTACGAACCACGTAGATCGGTTTTTATGCAACACGGGATAATTCAATCATTGCAAGATTTAATGGACGATAAATTGGACATATTTGCGTTAAGTGTTCCCCCTGGTTGTGGAAAGTCAACACTGGAAGACTTTTTCTTATCTCTTGTTGGTGGTTGGTTTCCAAATTGTTTTAACTTATCTTCTGCCCATAGTAGCATTTTGACACGATCACTGTATGATGGAGTTCTTGAAATTATAAATGATCCAGTAGAATACACATGGCATGAGATTTTTCCGAATGTGCAGATGCAAGGAACAAACGCAAAAGAAACAACAGTAAACCTTGAAAGAAATGGCCGTTTCAAAACGTGGACGTTTCGATCAATTGATGGATCATTAACAGGTGCGACACGTTGTAATAAATTTCTTACCGCGGACGACTTGGTATCAGGAATTGAAGAAGCATTGAATAAAAACCGACTGGAAACACTCTGGACGAAAGTTGCAAACGATTTACGATCAAGACGATTGGACGGTTGCAAAGAGTTCTATATTGCGACACGATGGAGTGTTCATGATCCGATTGGAAAGCTACAGACACTATATGCAGGTGATCCGAGAGCAAGATTTATTGCAGTACCGGCACTAAATGAAAAAGGCGAAAGCAATTTCATGTTTACTGTAAATGGATTCTCTAAAGAGTATTTTGAAGATGCAAGAAAAGCTATGGATGATATTTCGTTTAACTGTTTATACCAACAAAAACCAGTAGAGCGTGAAGGACTATTATTACCGGCGGATGAATTAAGAAGATTTTATCTTGAAAAACATCATGTTCCTGAGGGGGTATCCGGTTATACAGTATTTCCTAAAAAAGATCCAGATGCTATCTGGGGTGTCTGCGATACAAAAGATAAGGGAACCGACTTTGAATCCCTTCCGATTGCATATCAGTTTGGAGAAGATTTTTATATACCGGATGTTGTATTTGACGATGAAACGAATTATGAAATTCTTGATAACAAGACAGCTGCAATTCTTATTAGGCATCAACCACATAAGGTGCGTTTTGAATCAAACCAAGCCGGAGGAAGAATTGCAGATAATATAAGCAAAATGATCAAAGGCAAAGCAAGGACAATTATTGAACCAAAATACACAACAGCAAATAAAGAAACCAAAATTTTGGTCAATTCAGATTGGATAAAGAAGCATTGCTTATTTTTAGAACCATCAGAATACCAAGTAAAGTCTGATTATGGAAGATTCATGGAAAATGTAACTTCTTACACAACAAAGGCGAAGGTTCTGCATGATGATGGTCCTGACTCATTAGCTATGTTAGCAGAATTTGTATCAAAGCCAGAAGCACGACAAAGTTATATCAGACAAAGTCCAGTTTAGAGGTAAAAAATGACAGCGAAAGAATATTTAATGCAATTACAGTTTCTTGATAAAAAAATACATAATAAATTGTCAGAGGTATATCAGTTGAGAGCGTTAGCGACTAGTGCATCCGTAGCAATCGGTTCTGATAAAGTACAAACTTCAAAACAAAAAGATCGTATGGGAGATGCAATAGCCAATATTGTAGATAAAGAAAGAGAAGCTAATAGAGAGATCAAAAGATTTCTGATCAAGAAAAAAGAAATTATATCAGTGATCGAAACAACAGAAAATCCAAATCATTATGATCTTCTTTTTAAAAGGTATGTTGAGTACAAAACATTAAGAATGATACAAAATGAAATGGGTTATTCCTTGCAGCATGTAAAAAGAATGCATAAAGAAGCATTAGATGAAATTAAGAAAATCAAAGGATTTGAAGAATAAGACTCTATGATACACAATAAGACCTTTTAGTTTAGTATACTATATAATAGATTTTAAGTAAGCATTTGTGGATGTATTTCCGCAGATGCTTTTTTATTGCGAAGAAAGAGGTGAAACGACAATGGGTTTAGAAGCAAGACTGCTTGGAAGAACAAAAATCTATACAGATGAGACAATCATTGATGAAGATAACATATTATCAGTCTTGCGAAAAGCTTATGCAAAACACTTATTTAATCGCAGACAGATGCAGTTTCTGATTGACTATGAAGGCGGACAGCAGCCATTAAAACGACAAAAAATAGTAAGACCAGACATTGATATAAAGGTTAATGGAAGTGTTGCAAACTACGTCAAAGAATTTAAGATTGGCTACAATTGGAGCAGCCCTATCATGTTGGTTCAACGTGGCGACAAGGAAATGCATGGCTCTGATTCAAAAACGGATGATGCAGGAATCACTTCATTAAATGAGATTCTAACAAACGGAGAAAACATCGGTTATAAAGATCAGTGTATGGCAGAGTTTATTGAAATCTGCGGTATCGGTCATAGAATGATTGATATTAAGACAGACTTTGACGATATGGAAGATGGTGAACCTGAATCTCTGGTAGATGTATATACACTTGACTCCAGATATGCTTTTTGCGTATATAACAACGGGACAGGTCAGAAAAAAGTTTTAGGTGTTACATACAGGAAAGTTTCAGGAAAGCTGTATTTTACATGTTTTACTAAAGAATACCGCTATGAGATTCAATCAGGTGAGGTCGTTTCAGTAGAAAAGAATCCACTGAAAGATATTCCGATTATTGAGTATGAAAGAAGTTTTGACAGAACGGGATGCTTCGAAAGAAAGATTCCAGAAATTGATGCACTCAATATTTTAATGTCAGACTTTACGAATGATGTGTCACAGAGAACACAGGAAATATGGTGGGGGAACGACATTAAGTTCCCAGTAGATGAAGAAGGAAATGAGATTCAACCTAAAAGCGGTCAGTGGTTAGTGACATATTCAAACGAAAATGGGAAACCAAGTGTTCAACCACTTTCAAGCACATTTGATTCTGGCAGTACATTATCTGCTATTTCTGATTACCGCAGTAGAATCTTTCAGGATTGTAAAGTCCCTATTCAGTACGAAAGTTCTGGCAGTGGATCAACGGGGACAGCAACCGACATGAGTTCTGGATGGAGTGCAGCAGAATTGGATGCCATGAGAGAACAGCAAATGACTGAGAAGGGCAAGAGAGAAGAAATTAAATTGATCCTAAGAGCGATTCAGTTAGTTCCTTCAAAAATTCTTCCTGAAGACAGCCCGATCAGAAAAATACACAGTTCTGATATAGACTTTCATTTTAACAGAAGAAAGAATTATGACATGTCTGTTAAGGCAAACACTTTTGCTACATATGTGAGTCACGGAATCCACGGAAGACACGCATTAAAGGTAGTTGACGCGTTTGGTGATGTGGAACAAGTTTGGAACGATAGTCAGGAAATGATTGAAAAATATCAGGAATCTTTGTGGAAAACATCTGATAGTAGCAGCACTTCAACCATAGGAGATACTGGTAGCAATACATCAGAAAAGATTCAAGGCGATACATCTGATCAGACAGGAAACTCACCGATATTAGATGGATTGAATACAGACTCAAATAAGATTCAGGCATAACAGGAGAGAGAAATGTACTCAGCATTAAGTTTTGATGAATTGAATCAAATGGATATGAATACAAGGTCTATTCCGTATGAAAAGTATTTTGGAGAGATGGAACTTCCGAAAGAAGAAAAAGAGACAAGAATCAAACTGGCCGAGAATATGGAAGATGAATTTCTCTATGTCATGAGTCTTATGTTTACGTTGCAGAAATACCCAACACCAAATTGGGAAACTGCAAGACAAGAGTTTTTTGACAGATATAAGAAATCTTTGAATGGGTATGTTACACCAAATGAAAATTTTTTGGCATACATGACAGCATTATCATATGAAGTTATAGATGCTACGAAAAGGAATATTGATGATCCTTATTACTTTTCACAGGATAGAGCAAAATTTATTTCTGAGAATGAAAGCAATGTATCAAGAAGTTTTCAATACGACTTAGAAGCAATAGCACAAGGAAAAACAAAAAAACAGTGGGTTGCAATTATGGACAAGAAAACAAGGTCCACACATAGGTCCGCTGATGGAGAGATTATAGGAATAACAGAACCATTCATTGTGGGTGGTTCTTTATTAATGTACCCAAGGGATGTGTCTTTGGGCGCAAGCTCATCTGAAATCGTAGGATGCAGATGTAGTGTTAAATACATATAGTCACAGAGAAGTGACGTTAATAAAACACGGTTGCTTAGAGAAAAGCAGAAAATAAAACACAAATTTGATTGAGAGAGAACTCATAAAAACACAGGAAGGAATTTTATATGTTTTTTTATTATTTAAAAGGTAAACGTACTCGCAGCAGAGTTAGATTTGCAGATGCACCAGATGGTGGAGAAGGAGCGCAGGTCGGAAATCTTTCAGGCAATAATGGCGGTGGTTCTGGATCAACAGAAGATGAACCTAGCACAGATGAATTACTTGCTAAAATCGCACGATTAGAAGCTGAGGGATCAAAAAATAAAGCTGCATTAGATAAAGCCTTAAAGGAAAAAGGCGAGATCACAAAACAGTACAGATCAACATTAACAGCGCAGGAACAGGCGGCGTTAGAAAAGAAAGAGGCTGACGAAGCTAAAGATGCAAGAATCGCTGAGTTAGAAACGAAAATGCTGATTGGAGAATATACAGAAAGATGTATGGACCCTGAAATTGGCATGAGTAAAGATGCAGCGAAAAAATTTGCAGAGTCACTTGCCGGAAATGATATTGAATCAGCTTTTAAATGTCTTGCAGAACATATAAAAGTCACTAAATCCGATATGGAACAGGAATTTTACAAAAACAGAAAAAATATTAACGCCGGAAATGGAAATGCAAAAGAATCACTTGCAGTTGAAAAAGCAAAGGAATTTGCGAAGAACAAAAAAGCCGGAGTTAATGCAGATATATTAAAACATTACATGTAAGAAAGGAGACGTATCATGGCAAGAGGAGATATGAAAGTAGATGTTCTTTCAGTTTCTAATGAAGTTGAAATTTTAAACAGAAAAGAATTTGAAGCAATTCCAAATACAGTAGACTTTGATGGCGTAGAAACCAAAGACGATTTAGGTAGAAAAGTTGTAAAAGCCGGTACTCCAATCGGAAAAGATGGAGCACCAATTAAAGCTACACCTTGGACTGGCGCTGTTGGAATTTTACTTCATGATGCTTATGAAACAAGACCGCAGCAGGCAGTTTTAAAGAAAGCATATGTAAATACGACAAGAGCACAGAAAAGTTCTGGATTAACATATGATCTTGCATTAGTTACAGAGTTAGAAAAGTCTGGATGCAGAATCGTATTAGAAGAACCAGAAGTCTTAGCATAAGACAAATACCGGTTATTAGAAAAGATAGATAATCGCTAACCCTCAATAGTTACAGGGTAGAAAGGAGAACAATATGTTATTAACAGACGTTTTTTCAGCGGAAGCAGTAGCATCCGTTAGAACTTCTGATGTAAGTAATTCCATGGCATATGCCGGACTTGCTTTTTTCCCAAATAAAAAGAAAACTGGAATTGACCTGAAATGGATCAAAACACATAAAGGTCTTGGAGTTGCATTAAAACCATCTGCATTTGATGGTATGGCAACAATCCGTGCAAGAAAAGGATTCAAAGTGACAAATGAAGAAATGCCACTTTTCCGTGAATCTATGGTTGTAAAAGAACAGGATTTAGCAGAGATCACAAGAGCTCAGGAATCCAATGATCCATACCTTAATGAAGTTTTATCTCATATCTATGATGATACAAACGAGTTAATTGATGGTGCTGATATTGCAGCCGAACGCATGAGAATGCAGTTACTTGCACCAGTAGGCGGAGACATGAAAATTGTAATCGGTACAGCTGATAATGTAGCTTACAATTACAGTTATGATCCGAACGGCGATTGGAAAGCAAAACATTATGCATCTTTAGAAGGGACAAGCACATGGGATAAAGCGGATACATCCAAACCATTAAACGATATTCAGAAGGGTATTAATTACCTGACAGATATCGGTGTCTCACCTATGTATGCAATGATGACTTCAAAAACATTTAACTATCTGATTGAAAACTCTCAGATCAAAAATGCCATTATTACAATTTCTGGAAGAACAATTGATTTTGTATCTAAACAAGTTGTAAAAGAAGTGTTCCAGTCTCAGACAGGACTTATCCCAATTTTATACGATAAGAAGTTTGAGGACTATGACGGTAAAGATAAGAGCTTCTATCCTGATGATTATGTAACAATCATCGGTGAAGGAAAGCTTGGTAATACTTGGTATGGAGTGACACCAGAGGAAAGAACATTACTTGGTGATCCTAGTGTAGATGTAAGTGTCCTTGATGATACAGGAGTTGCAATTGCTGTTAAATCTGAATACGGACCACCAGTATCTTATTCAACTACTGCTTCTCAGATTGTTCTCCCATCTTTTGAAGGCATGGACAGCATTTATGTTATGAAAGTAAAATAGGAGAAGTTGTATTATGATTTATGATCATGTAGTAAATAAAAATGGTGTGTATTATGCAGCTGGTGATGAGGTTCCGGAGGATAATGTTTCCACGGAACCTTCTGTAGAAGAATCTGTAGAAGAACAGGAAGTTCCTGTAAAAAGTGAAGAATCTACAGAAGAACCAGAAAAACCAAAAAGAGGAAGATCGCCGAAGAAATAAAATGAGGTAAAAGAAATGACAGAGGAAATATTGAATGAATTAATTGAATATGCCGGAGATGATTATGAAGCAAATCAACAGTCATTTCTAAACTCATTGATTGAAGATGCAATAGAAGAAGTGTGCTGTGCAATGTATCCCGGTGGATATGCTTCTGATAAAGAGTTTGAAAAACAGAAACAATCAGCTGTGAAACGATACAAAGGAAAAATAAAAAGGATAGCACAGTATCATTATGATAAACAAGGAAAAGAAGGCGTAGTCAGTTATTCAGAAAGCAGTACATCAGCTTCTTATGAAAATTCTGGAACACCTTCTAGTTATTTGAGAGGTATTATACCTGAATCAAAAATTATCTAAGACGGTGCGTGATGTTTGAAAAGACCTCCTATTATACATCGCAGGGAGTGCTTAAGAAGGTGGTGGGGAAAGCACATTTTATGGAGGTTATATTAAATTGGAAATAAACAGGACTTTTCTATTTTGCGAAGTCCTGTTTTTTATGCCAGAAGGGAGTCTTCATTGGATAGCGAACACTTTGTTGAAACAAATACATTCGATGAGTTCAAAAGAAGAATTGAAGATGAAGATCATCGACAAAACAGACGAATAGAAGAGCTAGAAAAATTGGCAGAAGAAATACACACGCTTGCTAAAACATCGGCAGTTATGTGTGAAAAATTAATAAACATGAATGATAAGCTTGATACAGTAAACAAAGATGTTGAATCACTGAAATCAAAAGATGGTGAAACGTGGCGAAGAGTTGTATGGACAGTTATTGCTGCAATCTTAGGTATCGTTGTTGGATTCATATTTAAAGAAATAGGAATGTAGGTGATTGTAATATGCGATCAAGGCAAAGAGACAAGCAAAATATATGGTTTTCGAAAATTTCAGAAAATCATGATGATATAGATACTGTCATTACTTATGAAAAGCCGATCATGAAAAAAATGACCGTATCATCTACAAGTGGTACTGCGGAAGAAATATCAGCGGGTATTGTTCCGAACTATGATCGCTATATTACAAGTTATGACAGATCGTTTTGCGATTATGCAGAAGAAGGTGTCGTATGTTGGGTGGATTCAGAACCAGAATTTAATCAAGATGGGTCATTGAGAATGGAAGATGATGAAATAACGCCAGTGACAATGCCAGATTATAAGATTTTGAAAATAATTGATACAAAAAAAGGAAATATCGCAAGGTATGGAATTAGCAAAATCAAAGGAGTATATCAATGAGAATCAATATTGAGCTGAGTCAAAAAAGTATTCAATCAGCAATAAAGCAAATTGAAAATTGCAGAGATAAGCTTATTAGAAAAAACAGAGAATTTGTAAAGCGACTCGGAGAAGTTGGTATTCCTGTTATAGATTCTAATATAGCTGTTGCGGCGGGCGATTCAGACAAAACACATGATGCTTATATCAAAATCAATTCTTTTGGAGATTATGCACAAGCAACTTTGATCGTAAGTGGTAAGGATTTACTATTTATAGAGTTTGGTGCCGGTGTGCATTACAACGGAGCTGTTGGTAGCAGCCCTCATCCGTTGGGAGCATCAAAAGGATATACGATTGGTTCTTATGGAAAAGGCAATGGAAGTAAAGATGCTTGGTATTATTACGCTGATACAGGAGAAATTGTAAAGTCGCAAGGTACACAAGCAACAATGCCAGTGTATAAAGCCGGCGTAGAAATGCGACAGCAGATGTTAAAGATAGCAAAGGAAGTATTTTCTTCTTAGAAAGGAAAGATTCATATGCCTGATACAGTAAAAAATCCAGTGTCCGATGTATATAAGCGTTGGAGTGCAGAAGTTAAAAAGGTTGTGGGTGATGGAAATTATTCATTCGAAAGAAGTCAAACTCTTGCAGCTAACAAAAAGATGTATGCACAAATGTTTCTTATGGGAAATCCGGGGACACGTTGGGATATAGAAGGTGACGAAGTAGCTACAATTCCAAGTTTTCAAATTGATTGTTTTGCAACAGGAACAAAAAGTGTTGAAAAGGTATATCAGATTGATGATGCAAGTCACAGAGCAATGGTGTCTATGGGATTTCAACGAACATATGGACCAGAACAGCAAGATAACACAGACAATAGTATAAAGCGTGTTGTAAGTCGTTATAGCAGAATCTACACAGGTAATTTGTTGGAGTAAACATGAATCTTATCTATTCAAAGAATGAATTTAACATATATAAATCAAATGATGATGGGTACATAGTGCATAACACAAAAAAGAAATTTGCTGATGGTCATTCACACATCAGAACTTTTAATCAATCAAGATATATCGTTGAAATGGTTACACATAAAAGAGTACCTAACCATTTATCAATATATTTGCTCACAAGCCTGATAAGAATTTCTAATGATGAGATTTATCAGGAAAAGATACAGGGATTAATTGATTCAAAGAAGAATAGAGGTCAGCGATTTTATACGAACAATATGAAAAACAAATATAAGTTTCAGAGAAATAGTTAATAACAGATATTTCTGTTTAGATATTAAACCGGTCATGAAAAATCATGATCGCTAACCCTCAATAGTTACAGGGTAGAAAGGAGTTTGATTATGAGTGGTGTAGCCGGAATAAGTACAGTCGGTGTAAAAGTTGGATATGCAGTAGAAACTACAGCAGGAACAAAACCGGCAAAATTTAAACAGCTTCATCGTATCAATGCCACGGATGATATTGGAATTGATACAGAGACAATCGATGCATCAGCATTAGAAGATGAAGTTGATAAAGAGATTGCAGGTAGAGGATCAACAGGTGGAACGTTTAATGTTACTGTCAACTTAACGAACGAGACAATTAAAGAATGGGAAACTTTAATCAGCGAATACAAAACAGGAAAAGCAGCAGGAAAAGCCGTATGGTATGAGGAATATTACCCGGCACTTGATAAGGCATATTTCACAAAGATTGAGCCACCAGCACAGATACCTAAGCCGGGACTTGATCAGAATGGATTAGCAACCGTTGAAATGACATTGACAATCAACGAGTATGTAGGTCTTGATACCGCAGTAGAACCAGACAATACAGAAGTGTAATTTAAATGAATAGGAGGCAAACATGTATAAAGTATTAAAAATTGGCGGAAAAGATTATAAGCTTGAATACACAGTTGAAGCATCATTATATGACGATTGTGTATCAAGCGTAACTTCATTGATGGTAGGAATCAGTGAATCAGAAGATAAAAATGATATTAAGAAGCTCGTAAAAGAAATTTCCAATATTCCAAAGACAACATTAATAATCTTTTATGCAGGGCTTCTTGAAGCACATGGACCAGAGGGAGATGGAACAGTTTCTGATCTTAAAGATGCAAAATCTCTTATTAGAACATATCTTGAAGAACATAAAGATGATGAAGATGGAAATTTCTATGGGATCATGACTCTTTGTATTGAAAAGATGGGCGAAGATAATTTTTTCGATCTAATCGGTCTGAACAAGATGTTAGGGATCGAACCAGAACAGAAGAAAGAACCAAAGAAACCTCAGGATCACAAAAAGAAAACAGCGAAAGCAGAAGTTACAGAGAAATAATACTTGATACATTGTTTCCTCAGGCTGTAAAAGCCGGAATGACAAAAGATGAATTTTTTCACTCCACTCCAAAAGAAATTAGTGTATACATAAATGCATACAAAGAACAGAAAGAATATGAATTGAAAAGTACAAATTATCAATCATGGTTAACAGGTTCTTATGTGTTGCAAGCGATTAATTGTGCTTTTTCTAAAAATGGGAATTATCCAGAAAACCCATTGCTAAAAGAAGAAAAAAGTATTGAATCAATTGAAAAGAGAAGTGGAAGAAGTAAAGAAGAAATGCAACAAGAATTAAGACTTATGGAACTCAGAGTTATGCAAGCAAATGCAAATATAGAAAAGATAGGGGCAGACGAATGATTCTGCCCTTTATTTTTTTATACCGGCTGACCGTATGAGATCAGCCGCTGACCTTATTAGTTGGAGGTGAATCAAAATGCCAGATAGTACAATAGAAACACTCGATATACAAGTGAAAAGTTCGACTGCCAGAGCTGTTACAGCACTTGATAATTTGGCAAACAAATTATATGACGTGAGCAAAGCATTTAAGTCCGTAGATACTGGAAGTATGAGAAACTATTCTCGTGAGATAGGCAGGGTTTCTTCGTCTTTAAAATCAATGAGTGGTATAAAAATCAATGTACCTAAATTATCTGGTCTTAGTAAACAGTTACAGTCATTAACAAATGTTAATTTTACCGCCTTAAATGCAAGTTCAAAACCATTAAAAGAATTGGCTTCTGGATTGAATGCTTTAAAAGGTGTTTCAGGTGTTACGATACCAAAGCTAGATTATAAAAATATCAATTCAGTTTCCAAAGCAATTGAAAAGATAGGAAAATTAGATACTGGAAATATTCAAAATTCTGTGAACGGAATATCAAAAGTATCTCATGCAATGTCAGTTTTAAATAACGTTGATTTTAGCGACAGCAAAATATCTTCTGTTATTAACTCTATCAGAAAATTGATGGCAGTTGATACAAAAGGTTTTGATACGCAGATTTTTGACAGTATTTATAAGTCTGTGTCTAAACTTGGAAATCTTCCGGATGTTTCATCAAGTATCAATAGACTTGTTGCATCATTAGCTAGATTAATCAGTTCTGGAAATAATACTGGTGTAGTTGCAAGCAAACTTCCGGCGGTAGGAAATGCAATAAAGCAAACTGCAAATAAATTAGCATCGGTTAAAGGTGTTGAAGAATCAATAAATCAATTCATATCAGCGTTAGCAAGTCTATCTTCTGCCGGCAAAAAAGTAGAATTAAGTGCTAACGGACTACAAATAATGGCAAAAGAACTTTTGTCATTTTTCAATACCATGTCTAAAGCACCGGCTGTTAGTAAGAATACAGTAGAAATGACAAAGGCGTTGGCACAATTAGCAGCATCAGGTGGTAGAGTTAGTAGTGCTGTCAATACAATGAATACTTCTTTCGGAAAATTAAAGAACGGATTTTCTGAATTAGCAAGCTTAGCATCCAGAACTGGGTCTGCTGTAAGCAGTGGTATTGGTAAAATGGTAAATGCTATTCGAAATATTGGGTCAGCAAGCGGAAGTATTTCAACCGTAAATTTCAGCTTAAAAAATCTTATTCAAACAGCTATTGGATTTAAGGCGGTACAAGCATTTGGACAATTTACAAAGGATGCAATAACGTTAGGATCGGATATAACAGAAGCAGAAAACGTAATTGATGTTTCTTTTGGTAAATTAAAATACAAAGCATATGATTTTGCTTCAACAGCTTCAAAGCAGTTTGGAGTATCTGAGTTGGCAGCTAAAAGATACACAGGAACCATAATGGCAATGTTGAAGTCATCAGGTGTCGCCCAAAATGCAGCATCCGACATGTCAGTAGCATTAGCCGGATTAGCGGGTGATATTGCATCTTTTTATAATATAGATACTGATACAGCATTTTATAAAATCAGGGCAGGTATTTCTGGTGAGATTGAACCATTAAAGCAATTAGGTATTAACATGTCTGTTGCAAATATGAGTGCTTATGCTTTGGCAAACGGAATTACAAAGTCGTGGACTTCTATGACTCAGGCAGAACAGGCTACATTGAGATATAACTATTTAATGTCTGTAACAAAAGATGCGCAGGGTGATTTTGCTCGTACTGCCGGTACTTGGGCAAACCAAGTACGTTTATTAAAATTAAACATTCAGTCATTATCAGCTGTTATGGGTCAAGGAATTATTGCAGCTGTACTTCCGGCAATTAAAGCATTAAACGCTTTAATGAGCAGGCTTATGCAAGCAGCTAATATGTTCAGAAACTTTATGTATGTTCTGATGGGAAAAAAGATAAAAGGAGCAACAAAAGGTGTTGTAAATGATCTTGGTGGAGTTGGCGATTCTGCTACTGATCTTTCAGGACTTGGAAGTGCCGGAAACGATGCATCTAAAGGGATGAACAAAGCATCTAAGGCAGCGAAAGAATTAAAGAAGACCTTATCCGTTCTGCCGTTTGATGAATTGAATCAGTTGAATGACAATAAGCAATCAGGCGATACTGGATCTGGAGGAGGTGCAGGTGGTTCTGGAAGTGGCGGTGGAGTCGGCGGTGGAATTGGCGGACTCGGTGATTTGAGTGGTCTTGAAGATGAAGATTATGAAACACCAATTAGCCATTGGGCTTCAAGAATCAGAAAAGCATTCCTTGATAATAATTGGTATGGTGTTGGCCGTGAGATCGCAAATATGTTAAATGCCGGTCTGCAATTAGCCTATGATGCACTTGATTGGAAGAATGTTGGTCCTAAAATCACATCATTTACAACAAAATTTACTCAGGCAATCAATGGATTCCTTGATAATTTCGATTTTAAGTTATTAGGTAAAGTAGTTGGTGCAGGGATTACGGATGTAGTGAGAGCATTTAATCAAATTGCATCTCCTGATGGTGGTATAAACTTCAAAACTCTAGGTACTGGCATTGCAGAAAGTTTAAAAGGAATGATTCAGGAAATTCCATGGACAGAGTTAGGAAATGCACTCGGAAACTATTTTATGATCTCATGGAGAATCTTAAACGGATTCTTGAATCAATTAGCAGCAACAGATAATACAGGCTTAACAGGATTTCAGCAAATCGGCGTTGCTCTTGGAAAAGCTGTAAATGGTATGTTCCAATCCATCGACTTCGCAACTATCGCAGATACATTTGCAGTAGGAATCAATGGAGTTTTTTCTGTACTTGGAAAAATCAATGAAACTGTACATTGGTCTGATATTGCAGCAAATATTTCTCACGGGATTAATACTTTTATCACTGGAGTTAACTGGGAAGAAAATGGACAAATATTAAGCACTTTTGTAAAAAATCTTCTTGGAGTATTTTCACAGGTAGCGCAAAATACAGACTGGGCAGGACTTGGAAGAGGCATTGGAACATTCCTAAGTAGTATTGATTGGAGTGGAATATTCGGAGAAGTATTTACAACAATCAAAACAATATTAGGTGGACTTATCTCAGGATTAGGAACCACAATCGAAGGAAAGTTTATTATAGCTTTTGGTGCTATTAAACTTGTTACAGCAGTGGATAAAATTGTAAGCCCTATACTTTCGGCGTTTGGTTTAATACCTAAAGAAGTAGATGGATCGTCTTCCTTATTAATCATAGCATTAAAGAAAATGGCAGGAGCTTTTTCAAAATCTACATTAGGTACGGCGATTGGAACGTATGTTTTGGATGCGATTGGCCTTTTAAAAGGTATTCCGGGGAAGATTACAACAGATGTTGCACCGAAGATCGCGGAAGTTATATCAACAAAGTTATTTCCAAAAGCGGTTTCATTTGCAGGTGGAATTGCATCATGGGTAACAGGTACGTTTGCACCAGCTGTATCAGCTGCATTTAGCAGTGTTCTTGGTGTGCTGTTTTCACCGATTGGATTAGCTATAGTTGGAGTAATCGTTGGTGGATTTTTAATATACAAAAACTGGGGTGCAATATCTAAGTTTATCGGAAACGTAAAAGAGAATATTGTGAATGGATTTAACAGCGCCGGAGAATGGTTAAAGGAAAAAGGGAAAAATCTTATTGAAGGCTTGCACAATGGATGGGAAAGTGCAAAATCTGGTTTCGGAACAGCTGTTAGCACAATCGGCAAATTTATTAAAGAGAAAGTTGGAAATGCCGGTGAGTGGTTGAAAGAAAAAGGGCAGGATGCAGTTGAAGGTATCCGTAGTGGATGGGAGTCTGTAAAAGAAAGCAAAGTCGGTCAGGCAGCCGCAGGTATCGGAAATTACATCAAAGGTAAAGTCACTGGTGCTGAGAATTGGTTGGTTGAAAAAGGTAAACAAGCTGTTAACGGAATGAAAAACGGTTGGGAGAACGTGAAGAACGGAAACTTCCAATCAACCGTAAAAGGATTAAAGAGTTTTACGGTAAATACATTAGCAAGAACATCTCCGGCAGCGTGGTTAGTTGCCAAAGGAGCAGAAGCTATGAAAGGTATGCTTTCTGGATTAAAAGGAGATAAATGGACAGATGCTAGAAACTGGTTGAAAAAGTTACCGAGCAATGTAAAAAATGCCGTTGGAGATATGTATAAAGTTGGGCAAAATATCATTAAGCAGTTTATTAATGGTTTTAAATCTTTACGTATTCCAACACCTCATATTTCTTGGGGAACAAAAGACTTTAATTTTGGTGGAATGAGCTTAAGCATACCAACTAAATTTAAAGTAGATTGGTATAAAAAAGGTGGATTATTTGATTCTGCATCCGTGATCGGTGTCGGTGAAGCCGGATCAGAAGCCGTATTACCACTTGAAAATCCAAAAACTATGAAGATGATCGCAGATAGTATCGTTGGTAATTCCGGCGGTATGATTGATGAAAGTATCATTGCTGATGCTGTAGAACGCGGAGTAGTTGTTGCTATGATGAACAATAGCGGAAATCAACCAGATATAAACTTATACGCAACATTATATACAGAAGATAACGAAGTTCTTGCAAGGTCTGTTGCAAAAGGACAAGCAAGAAATAATTACAGATTAAAACCATCAAATGCATATTGATTTGTGTAAAACTTTATGCTATGATGAATTTAAGTTAAAAGACATACACAGGATGCAAAGGTCATGAAGACCACACAATCCTGTGTATGTCTTTTTTTATTTTAATAATTACAGCAAACTAGCCATCGTGTGCCGGCGAAAAGAACGTCTTTCCTCGTGTACGTTCCGTTTGCTGTTTTTATATTTTAACATGAGGGTGCACACGTTAATGTTCAAATAACCACGAGGTGATAATATGAGTAAGAAATTAGATTTATTTTTCAAAAGTAACGTATTAGTAATCAATCCTGATCTTGCAAAAATGATTGGCTTAAATGAAGCAATCGTTCTGAATCAAATCTATTATTGGATTTCCGTAAATAAAAAACAGAACAGAAATTTCCACGATGGTAAATATTGGTGCTATAACTCTATCAGAGAGTGGCAGGAAGAAAATTTTCCGTTTTGGTCACATAAGACCGTTGAGCGTATTTTTTATAGTTTACGCAACAAGGGTCTTGTTTTAGTGGGAAATTATAACAATCGTCGTAATGGTTCTACATCTACAAAGTGGTATACAGTAAACGATGAGGTTTTAGAAGAAATCATTGATCAGATTTTAGACGAACCAGAATCAGACCATACAGTTAGACAGAATAACTTTGAAAGCGACAACTTGACCGAAGCATTACCAGAGACTAACACAGATATTAACAATGCTTTATCTAACGATAAAGATTATGCTTTTTTATCAACAGAAGATAAAGATAATAATGGTGTGTGTAGAGATAAAAAAGACTTCATGCCTATTTCTGGGAGAAATAAGGTCAAAATCATAAAGAGAAAGGGAAATAAAACTACTCTTAGTCAGACAATTGAAGATAAAATCCATTTAGGTTTTAGAGTCAATCAAGAGTTTGACGATGATCTGTATAACAATCCAAAAGATGAATGTGTAATCGGAGATATTGTTAAATACTTTTTCAAAAAATATCAGTTGGAGAAAGGAACAGACCATCCAATGATCTCTGACGAAAAATGCGTAGAGTTGGTTGAGAAGTTTTATTTTGTTCCTGAGAATATGCAAGACACAGAACTGGATTTTGATTTATACAAACTTATGATTGATAAATACTTTGCAACAGAATATGGCAAAAATAGCGGATTCACAATTAATTACCAGATCATGCACTTTATGAATTATAAAATCCGTGAAAATCTATTCTACAAAGTTCAGGATGAATACTATGACAATGTTAAGAGTGATTATCCTGTTGAGATATAGAATCATCAAAGAAAAGGAGAAGAAAAGATGAAAAATACAACATGGAAAATACCATTGATTGTTCTAGCTGCGATTGTAGCAATAGCGTTAGTTGGCATATTTATGATTCACATACCACAGAATCATGCAAATTCGATGGAAGAACAGATAATGGAATCAAAGGCGGCAATTAACGTTCAGGAAAAGAGAAGACAGGATTTAGTGTATAATCTGGCAGACAGTGTGAAATCTTACAACAAACATGAAGCCGAAACACTGAAAAATATTGTTAAAGAGAGAAGTTCAAATACCGGGAAAATTGAAAGTACAGGTACAGCGATTGCAGCAATAAAAGAATCTTATCCAGAATTAAAAGCTGACAAGAATTATCAACGGCTTATGAAAGAATTAGCAGTTACAGAGAATAAGATTTCTGACGTAAGAGACAATTACAATCAGCAGATCAAAGAATACAACAGATATGTCGTGAACTTTCCAGTGAACTTTTTCTTGAAACTTTTAGGATACAAACAGAAAACATATCAATATTTAAAATTTGAGGATGCAACAGAGACAGCACCGCAGAATTTATTTAGTGAGTAGCCTATGAGAAAATTCAAAGGATTTCAGTTTGATACTTTTGAAATAACTCCACGAGAGATTATAGCAAGCGTTGTTATTGTTGGATTAATGTTTCTGATTGGCTTTACTATCAGTGGGAAAATTGATAATTACATCATGGATCAGAACGAAGAATATAATCGTGCTGCAAAAATTGAAAGCAATGATCTTTTTCAGTATGGGATGGAAACAGACTTGGGCAATGCATTTGTTTATGGGAAGATAGAGCCGGTTGATACAGTTACATACAAAGAAATTGGTGGTAAGTATTATTATATCAGGAAGATCAGAGAAGAATATCGCAGACATGAAAAAACCGAAAGAGTTAAAGACAGCAAAGGAAAAGTTCATTACAAAAAGAAAGTCTGGTATTCATGGGATGATGTATGGAGAGAAAGTAGGACTTGTAAAAAGATTAAATTTGCAGGCAAGAAATTCAAGGAAGATAAGATTAACTTCATGGGAGGTCATTATCTAAAAAGAATTTATCATACTTCTCGTGTCAGGTATGAATACTATGGTATGGAAGCAAAGCCCGTTAAGGGAACTGTTTACACAAAGCTAAAAAATAATACCATGACAAGCTGTGATTTGAATAAGTCAAATCTAAAAGACACAGTTGAATCATACAAAACAAGTGGTGGAGTTTGTAAAATTCTGTTTTGGGTATTCTGGATCACTGGGACAGGGTTAGCAGTGTTCGGATTTTATTATTTGGATAATCACTGGTTAGAATAGGAGAATATAATATGATCAAAAAAAATAGAAAAAATAAATTAGCTGTATCAATTATTACAGTAATCTTAGGAATGATTATAGTTTTTGCGGTCAATTTTGGAATTGTCAATTTTGTTTTGTGGTTGCTACAGTTTATTGTTGCAAAGCCTTTGGTTGTGACATTAAAAGGAAAAGCAGCAGCTACTGTATTGTTAACACTTGTTGTACATATTTTTAGCCGCAAATAAGACCACATGATACACAATAAGACCAAAGAGTATTGTATAATATAAAATTATAAAACGTCTATCGAGAACGATAGGCGTTTTTGCAGTTTATACGGTCAATAAAAGCGAAAATTGATCGCTAACCTTAAATAGTTGGAGGTGGATTTTTTATGGCAGAACACATGATAGAAGTTAATGGTAAAGTAATGCCATGTCCAGCTTCTTATGAATGGTCATTGCAAGATGTATCAGCATCGGATTCAGGAAGAACGGATGATGCATTGATGCATAAAAATAGAAAAGCACAGAAAAGAAAGTTGGCATTGAAATGGAATGCTAAAACACCAGATGTTACTTCTGAAATATTGAAAGCCTTTAATCCAGAATATGTAAAAGTAAGATATTGGGACATGATGGCAAATAAATATCAGACAAGAACATTTTACACAGGGGACAGAAAAGCACCTGTGAAATGGTGGATAAAAAATAAAAAAATTATAGAGAGTGTTTCTTTTGACATAATAGAGAGGTAAATTATGATCAACGTATCAAGTGAATTTAGAGATAAATTAAATAACGGAAATTGTAATTATCTTAGTTACGCAGATATTACGTTGAAAGACGGGACAACTCTAAATTTGACCAATGATGATATATGGAATGGCGGAGTTACGATTGAAGATGCAGTTTCAAGTGGAACTTTTGAAGTTGGATCAGTTGTTATCAATCAATGTACGATTGTGATAAATAATATCTATGATAAGTTTACAAAATATGACTTTAAAGAAGCTGTAGTGAGGGCGCAGTTAGGCACTGATTTGAACGAAACGGAATTTGATATAGATGCAGACGATGAAACGGAATCTTCGTATACACCACGAATTGAGAAAATAAAAAAAGGCGTATATACAGTAGATGATACAAAATATAATGGATCAATTATAACACTTACATGCATAGATAATATGGGTAAGTTTGACAGGGCATATTCTGAAAGTAAGTTGGAGTATCCGGCAACATTAAAGACGATCGTTATGGATGCATGTGATATATGCGGAGTGACATTAAATACACCAGATTTTTCACATAGTGACTATATTATCAATACAAGACCGACTGATGCTGCGGTAACATTTCGTGAAGTGATTGCTTGGTGTGGTCAAATCTCAGGAAATTATTGTAGGTGCAATGTCAATGGGCAGTTAGAATTAAAATGGTTCAATCAGAGTCTTTTAGAAAAAGCACTTATAAATTTGATTCCTGATAGTTTGTTTGATGATGGTATAGCAAGTTGGAAAGCAGTAGATTCAAAAATAGGAACAGATACAATTGAATATAAAGAAATGCTTTCAATTATTCCAGATGTAGGAAAAACAGGATATGCAGTAGAAGCAGTTTCAAATCTTAAGGTGGCTACTAATTATACAATTGGTGGTCAATTTTTTATGCAGTATCCAGAAGATAACGATGTAGCAATCGTAAAGATTTTAAACGGAACAAAAGAAATTGCAAGCAAAGAAATAGAATTAAATGACGGTTGGACTGGATTCAAATTTGATTTTACTTCAACATCACAAAATGTTTCTATCAATATTGGATTTAACGGGAACAACACATTATACGTGTATAAACCGTATTTAGAAGAAAAAATACCAGATGAAATCTACCAATTTAATGGAGTATATAACTCTGATGTAGCTACAGATGATGTAGTCATTACTGGCGTAAGAGTGATGGAAAAGAAAGATACTGAAAATAGCAGTGATGATTCTGATACTTCTGAGGGATCAGAAAACACGGCTTCTAGTGATGATGGATATATAAATTATCAGACTGGATCAGATGGATACCTTATTTCTATTGAAAATAATGAACTGATCAAAGATGGTTCAGGTCAAACGGTATCTGGATTTTTAGGAGAACAGTTAATAGGGTTTGCATTTCGAAAAGCTACGATCACACATATCAGTGATCCAACACTAGAAGCCGGAGATGTTGCAATTCTTACTGATTCAAAATTTGATCGTTACAAAATATTGGTATCATCAACAAAATTTAATACAAACAATTCTCAGACAACAAGTTCTAATGCTGAGAGTACAGAAAAAAATAGCGCTGTAAGATATTCCGCAGCGACCAAAAATTATGTGGAATACAGGAAGCAGATTGTACAAGAAAAAACAGACAGGCAAAAAGCATTAGAAGAACTGAAAAATAGATTAAATAATTCTTCCGGAACTTATACAACAATTGAAAAAGATTCGGCAGGCGGACAGATTTTTTATCTGCACAATAAACCACAGCTAAAAGATTCCAATATGATCTGGAAAATGACAGCGGAAGCATGGGGAGTTTCTACGGATGGTGGGAAAACATACAATGCAGGAATGACGGTTGATGGAGATACAATTGTTAGATATTTAAAGGCTACAGGTCTTACAGCGGATGTGATCACGTCTGGAAGAATACAAGTAAAAGATTCTTTTGGAAATACGATTTTTTTGGTTGATATGGATACCGGCAAGGTTGTTATCAGTGGAGACAACATTTCTATTGGCGGAAAGATATTAACCGAAGAAATTGAGGATATAAAAAAGGCAGGAAATCTAATCCTTAAGATGGATAACGAATACCAAGGTGTTAGTGTAGATCACGATGGAAATTATGTGAAATTTCCAAAAGTGATATTTACAGTACAGACGTTTTGGGGGCAGACAGATGTAACAAAAGATACTATCTTTTCATTTGCAAAATCTGACGGCGTAAACGGTACGTTTGACTCAAAGCAAAATATTTATACTGTCACATCACTTACAACAGACACTGGATGGATAGATGTTACCGCAAAGTATGTTACATACACAGCAAGGAAACGATTTAATATTGCTAAAGTTCGTGATGGTAGTCCGGGGAGAGTATATCTGTTGGAAACATCATCTTCTATTTTAAAAAAATCACAGAATGGAGATGTAATACCGGACGAAATCACATTCAAAGCTTCGTATCGTGACGGTACAGAGTCAGCGAAAACAGAATATCAAGGAATCTTTGTGATAGAAGAATCGAAAGATGCAAAGACATGGACCAAAACGTATGAAAGTTCAGAGAATGAAAGCACAATTACATTTCCATTTTATAACTGCTTAGAAGTGACAACAGGGAACTATTTAAAAACAAATGCAGGTAGCATGATAGTTGTCAGCAAGAGAAACATGAAAGACATCATCTATGTACGATGCAGACTTTACACACCAGACAAAAAGATAATACTTGACGAAGAATCAATACCGTTGGTTATGGATGTAGAAGCATTGACTCATGAACAGATATTTAATCTGTTGACAAACGATGGAGCAATTAAAGGTATCTACAAAGAGGGAGACCAGTTGTATATATCCTTTACATACGCAAAAGGTGGAGAACTTGCACTTGGTGGCAAGAACAACGGAAACGGTGTCTTTAAGATGTATGACGAGAACAACAATGTTATTGGCACATGGGACAAAGACGGCATTAACGCCACAAAAGGTACATTTAGTGGAGAACTTAAGGCTGCGACTGGTACGTTTACAGGAGAACTAAACGGAGTCACTGGAACATTTAGTGGAGAGCTTAAAGCCGCATCTGGAACATTCAGTGGAATATGCTCGAATGTGGATAATGTATATACATCTAGTTTAAATCACGGTTGGGTCGAAATACTGAGGAATGGAGAAAGGACGGCATTTATGTCTGGTCGTGCAGTATACCAAAACAAATATGGGATGGCACTGCATGGGAAAAGCATTATCGTTCTTGGTTCTCCGGTTCTTGGAGTAACAGACTACAACGAAGATGGTGGAACAAATGAAGTTAGTATTGGTCAAACAGTTGAGATACCAATTGTTAAAAGCATATCAGCTACTTCAAACGGAATAATAAAATCAATGGTAAGTGGAAAGCTTATCTTTACAAAAGGGCTACTGACAAATTATTCAAAGTAATGTAGGGGGATATATGAACATAGATATGACATTTTCCGTACTGTCGGAAAATCTTAGCACAAAAATAAATACAATCATCACAGAAGCAATGCAGAATGGTGCCACACTGGACGTTGTGGAAATGTCCTTGATTAAGGTACATAACGATGTGCTGATGCAGAAAAACAGGCTGTATGCAGGGATGATAGAGCAACCTACTGAAAAAGAAATTGAGTTTAAAGACCAGAAAGCATTGAAAGAGTTTTTGGAGAAATCTGGTGTAGAAGTAAAAGAGGTGGATGCAAATGGCAAAGATAAATGATTTACCGATATTGCCTAATCCGACAGAAGATATGTATTGTCTGGTTGGGAAAGATGATCTAAAGAAAGTACCATGGTCTGCGATTATGGGGCAGATTGGTTCCCCTTATGTTGCAACATCAATATCACAAATGACAGATAAGACAAGGGTGTATGTCTATTATGGAGAAGAAAGTGGCTATATAAAAGGTAACTGGTACTATTGGAACGCCAATACATCAGCTTGGACTTCTGGGAAAAAGTATAACAGCGAGGGTATAGTTACAGATGAAACGCTTGCAGTACCTGGAAAGGCTGCGGATGCCAAAGCTACAGGAGATAAGATTAAAAAAACAAAAGAAGATTTAGAAAATGCATTAAAAGACATTGATGTTACAACAGACACAACCTTGACCAAAACTGGAAAAGCTGCGGATGCCAAAGCCACAGGAGATGCCATAAAAAAAGTAAAGGAAGATGTGGCGAACATTGATGTTGCTACAGATACAACACTTGCAGTATCTGGAAAGGCTGCGGATGCCAAAGCTACAGGCGATAAGATTAAAAAAATATCAGACGATTTAAAAAATACCATGCCATATTATCCAATCGCAACAGAAGAACAGGCAAGGGCAGGAGTAGACGATACCGTTATGATGACTCCATTAAAAGTTGCTATGGCTTGCGAAGAATTTGGTGGCTCTGGTGGTGGCGGTGGAAACGTCAATGTCGCCACATTAAAAAGTAGCTTTACTGGTGGAAATTATGCGTATGGTTCGCCAATAGATATCCGCTATCGTTTTGCATCCCCAGTATCCGGAGATGGAACATTGCATGTTATGGTGGATTCTGTCGAGACAGTTACAGAAACAGTACCACAGGGAACAAATAGGGTTACGCTAAATGATTTAAATAAAGGTAACCACACGATCACGATGTATGTCGTAGATGCATCAGAAACATTTACAGATACACTTAGCTTTAGTGTTAGAGTTGGAACACTTGATATTACATCTACATTTGACGATAGTACAGATTTCAACATCGTAAATGTTATAAAGGTACCAATCACGATCGACACGATTTCTATTGACCCGATATATCTGGTACAGACGATTGACGGAGTAGAAACAAGACTTTCTGCACAAAACGGATACAACGTTATAACTCTGCCAACAATGAGTGCAGGGGCACATAAAGTATTGTTCCATGCGGAATCTGGTTCCTACAAATCACAGACATTAACATATAACATCATTATTGAAGATGCCGATAATCTGACGTTAATAACTGATTTTGACACAAAAACAATACAGTATAAAGATATGTTAGAAATTCCATATCGAGTGTCCATGAAAGGACAGACAAAATTTACAGCTCAGTATTTTGTTGACGATACAGTTGTAAAAGAGGTTGAAATTCCATCTGGTACTAATGTTTGGGCCACAAGCACATTAGATATTGGTGCACATACTTTGAAAATCTTAGTCACAACAAAAGATGGAAGTAAATCTGCATACATTGAAGAAAACGTGATTGTGCAGGCAAGAGATTATACACCAATGGAACCTGTAAAGGATGCTTCTTTGCTTTGTTGGTTTGATGCAACAGGAAGAACAAATCAAGATATCGGTAAAGAAACATGGACCGATAAATCTGGAAAAGGCGTTGTCGCAACACTGCACAACTTCAACTACAACACAAACGGTTGGGAAAACAATGCTCTGAAATGTAATGGACAGGCTTATGTGGAGATTGATTTAGAAGCGTTAGCCGATAATGCACCATACGGAATGACAGTAGATATCAGATACAATACAAGAGATGTAGGTAACCAAGACGCGTGTGTATTAGATATGAGAGGTAACGATACTTATAGTAAAGGTTTTGCGATAGATACCGAGTATATGTATATGAACTCTGCATCATCTCAGTTAAAGAGTACAGTAGAGCAAGATAGTATTTCAAAAGCCACTTTTGTTATTGATCGTGACAATAAGATTGCAAAAATCTATAACAACGGTGTTCTGACAGAAACATTCTTGATGCAGGACAGCGAAAATTTCACAAACAACACAAAGATATTCTTAGGTACAAAACTCGAAACAGTCGATTCAAAATGGGTTCCTAATGTGTTCGGAAACTGTGAGATTTATAGCTTTAGAGTGTATGCAAGGGCGTTAGATAGTGAAGAAATCGTTAAAAACTTTGTAGCTGATATTCCAGATATGGACGAACAGCAAGCGAAATATCTTCTTAACTACGAAAACGCTATGCCTACGATGTATTTCTACGGAGATACTTCGGCAATGACGAAAGAAAACAAAGTACCGCTTAGGATTAAATATATTTCTGGTAATGCGGATGAATACGGAGCTTCTTTTGACTTGGAGAATTGTCAAGTTGGATGGCAGGGAACATCTTCCTTGCAGTACGCTGTAAAGAATTACAAAATCAAGCTAAAGAATCCGGATGGAAGTAAATATAAGTATAGTCCGTTCAAGAATGGAATCTTGGAAGATACATTCTGTCTGAAAGCGGATTATATGGAATCATCTCATGCAAACAATACCGGAATGGCTAAATTTATCAATGACGAGTTATATGATACAAAAGTACCACCTCAGCAAACAAATAGTAAGGTCCGTACAGCGATCAACGGATTTCCAATCCAGTTATATATTGCAAAGGATTCTGCATCAACACCAGTGTATATGGGTGTGTTTAATTTCAACCTTGATAAAGGATGTAATAAATCATTCGGACTGGATAATGAAGTTACCGGACAGGAAAACTGTATGTCTTTTGAGGTATCATCAAACTCTGACACATCAGCAGGTGCCTTTAAAAATGATACAGATGAATCTTTACGTACAGACTTTGAATTGAGATATCCAGACGAAGATGATTGCACATCTGAACAGATTACTGAGAAGTACAAGGTATTGAAAAGACTTGTTACTTGGGTAAAAAATGCAGATGAAACAACATTCAAAAACGAGTTAGAACAGCATTTCAACAAAGAATATCTACTCAAGTATTTCTTGCAGGTACATCTATTCGGAATGGTCGACAACTTAGGTAAGAACATGATGTTAACTACATGGGATGGAAACATCTGGTATCCACAGTTCTATGACCTTGATACACAGTTAGGTCTTGACAATACCGGATATTTGAAGTTTTACAGTGACATTGATATCACAGAGGGTGTTTATAATACGTCTGGTTCTAAATTATGGACGATGGTTCAAAATGTGTTTGCGGACGAATTATCTACGATGTACAAGAAGCTTAGAACATCTAAATACAGATTAGATAATATCTTGAAATACTGGTATGACGGACAGGTAGCTCAAATCGGAGAACTGCAATATAACAAGGATATGGAAGCAAAATATATCAAGTTTAAGAACGATTACCTGTTCATGCTACACGGCAGAAGAAGCGAGCATATGAAGAAATGGGTAAAAGAAAGACTGTTATATCTTGATACTATATACGGTTATGAAGAAGACACGAAAGAATCCATCACAATTCGTGCAAATACTACTGCAAACATCAATCTTGATATTCTTACATATTCCCCACAGTATCTGACAGTACGTTGGAGAAATGGAGTAGAGCAGAGATTAAAAGTTGGTCGTGATGCTAACGGTATGATGAAAGCTACACGATTTAACGGAACTCTTGCGACAGCAACAGACCAAGAAATCATCATCTACAATGCAAAGCAGATTAAAAAGATTGACGGACTGACAAACGCAAATCCATCGACATTAAACCTTGTAGAAGCAAGCCGATTGGTAGAGGTTGATTGTCAAAATGCAAAAGTACTGAATGATATTCGTCTGAACGAAAACAATAAGTTTATTTCAAAGATAAAACTGAATGGCTGTACAAAATTAGGAGATACATCCACAGGAAAATCATCTGTATTGGATTTATCAATGTTCACAATGTTAAGTGAGGTTAATCTAAACAATACGTTACTTACGAACATCTTGTTCCCTACAAATGGATGTAACTTAAAGACACTACAGATAACATCAAGTAAATTACAATCCTTGTCTTTGAAAAATATGCCATTGTTAGGGCAGTTATCTGTTAATAAAGATGCAATATTGTCAGAGTTTACAGTTGAGAACTGTCCAGAAGCATATATGCAGTATGATGTGCAAAATGGAAGAAAAACAGTTCTTATAAGGTCAGAAACAATCTCAATCAGTGGTTCTCCTAAAATATTTACGGACGATGATGTTGTATCAATAAACACGCCTTCTACAGTTGGTGGTAACACTAACAATAATAGTCCATTGTTAAGAAACCTTAAGTTATGTGATATTGATGATATTCCTATATTGTTGATAAACGGTACAGGAGCACAAGGTAATTATAAAGAAACACACATTGAAAATTTTAAAATAGATTGTGGTATTGGGTTCTTGAGATTGTATGGTATGGGGTTCAAAACAATGCAAGAGCAGATGGACATCAATATGGAACGAGTTAAATGCCTCATGTTAAAACGATTTACAAATATCAGAAGCGTTCATTTAACATCAAAAATGAATGGCGTTTATATTGCTAGTCAAAATATTTGTGGAGAATCTTTTTTTAATGGATATTTTTATAATAATGTATTTGGTGCTGGAACTTCCAGAGATGATGGAAATTATAACAATGCAACGAAACTTGAATCTATTTATATGGATAATGCAGAAGTGACCGATACTATAGATTTTTCAAGTAATCCGAAAATGGGTATGTTAGCGTTAGATGAAACTGTGATACCAGAGTCAATCGGAAAAGTGATTGCAAACTGTGATTTCACAGCATATAAAACTCCAGAATGGATGTATAACGGATATAATGCTCGTTTCTACCTACCACCAACATTTGAGGTTGAAGGATATATCAAGACAACAAGTGCCGATAAATTATGGGCAAAAAGTGTTACCGATACGGCATACCCACCACTTCGTAATTTTGAAAAATTGACGTTAGAGTTAGATGAGGATTTCAATAACTTAGAAAAGTTTTTCTATAAGTTCAAAGTCTTAGAGAAATTACCAGATTGTATCACACCAGAAGTAGTTAGTAAATGTACCAACATAAGTTACGCATTTGACGGATGTGTATGTCTGTCTGATATCAATCGTTTAGAAGGTGCTGATATCGAAATTACCTCCTCGGATGCAAATAAGTCAATTGCGATACGTGCGTTTTGTGACGTTAAAGGTCCTTTTACCCTCGGAAATATTTCTATTGTCGGTAATGCGAAAAACGATGTAGAAAGAATGTTTCAAAATAGTGGTGTGACAAGCATTGGAAATATGGTTGTTAAATCGAAACTGAAAGATTATGTAGGTTATACATACGTATTTAATGGAGCGACAAAATTACAACATATAGATAATCTACAAATTGATACAAGCGAGAATACCAGAGCAAGTGTTGGTGGTATGTTCATGAATTGCGAGTTAGCAGATTATTCAAATGTTCATCTGCCATTGAATGTCGATATGGATCATACTTTTGACGGCAGTTCATTAGCGTCTATAGAATCTATTCCAGATTATAAAGAAGTAATAAGAACTGCAACATTGTTACAGTTCACGTTTGGAAGCACGCAAATAGAAAATGTACCAGACCTTGTGATAGATAACGCTACACAAATAGGAAATATGTTCTTTAATTGCAAAAAATTAAGAGAAGTTGGTAGTATTACAGGAAATGCTAATATTACACAAATGGGATATCTACTTAGAGAATGTGATAAATTGGAACATATATCAAAAATATCGTTTCCGAATATGCAAAAATTAAAAAACATATATAGTGCGCAATATATGTTTTTTATGTCTGGAAGATCAAATTCAACTGGTCAGATTGTTATTGATTATTTGAATTTTGGGAAAGCATTAGCTATCAGTAAAAACGAAATTACTAACAATGTATACTTCGCTATGTTCAATTTCTTCCAATGTCCAACACCTGTTAAAATCAATTTCCAATGCGATATAGGAACAGCCATTGACACAACGAGTTGGCTCAACAATCTCAATGGTCTACCAGACGTAGAAACACTAAACAGCTTTGCAGACCATGCACTAACATTAGATAGTGCTTATACGTTAAAGGTTTCTAAAAACATCTATAGTATATTTACATCGGAAATATTAGCTAAGCTATCAGCTAAAAACTGGACGATTGCATCAATGTAGGAGGTGGTAGAAGTGAGAACCGAAGTAAAAAACAATATCACGTATCTCTATCCAGACAGCGGAAAACGGTTGAAATTGTTAAATGGTACGGATACCTATAGTGTTTTGATTCTTGCAAAGGACGATACGCAAGACAATTACGAAGAGGTGGATTCTTTGTGGGAACCAGATTTACCAGAAACTGAAACAGTACCAGAAGTACCGGAAATAACACCGGATGAAAACGGCAAAATAACCTATGAAGACGCACAAAAACTGGTAGATACAATAAAAGAAATGCAGTCACGAATGGTGGACATGCAGGAATCAAATACCATGCTGACAGAATGCATATTAGAAATGTCGGAAGTGGTGTATGATGCATAGATTGATATTCAAGTTATTATACGGAAAGGAGGGCGAAACAATGATGGCTATGTTATGGGCACAGCAGATTATGATTGGCAAAAAGACATATGCACAGGTACCAAAACTGTTAAAAGAGAAAGTAAAAGAAATCTTAGTTGACAGTGGGTGCGAAGAACTAGCAACGGAATAAAAAAACCCCCTACAGTTTGTAGGGGGAAAGTATAAAATTTGAAGATTAAGTATGAAAAAATCTTCAAATACATATTAACATAAATTTCCACAAAAAGAAAGGAGAAACTATGAATCTCAAATTACGTTTCAAAAATAAAGCAACATTAGTAGCATTGGCTTCTGCCTTAATCGCATTTATCTATCAGATTCTAGGCATCTTAGGTATCACAGCACCAATCGCACAGGATGCAGTATCACAGCTTGTAGGTATCATCCTTAATATCTTAGTGACTGTCGGGGTATTGGTGGACCCAACGACAAAGGGAATCGGGGATAGCGAGCTTGCAAAGAACAAGACGGATATTGCTGAGGTAATCGAATATAAGGAGGACTAATATGGCAAATACGGTAGACAAGCTTCTTACAGTAGCTAAAAGAGAAGTCGGATACTTAGAGAAGAAAAGCAACAAGAATCTAAACAGCAAGACAAAAAACGCAGGTAGCAACAACTACACTAAGTATGGAGCATACTTTGGCATTAACGGTACCGATGCCTACTGGTGTGACATGTTCGTGGATTGGTGTATGGTGCAGGCATACGGCAGGGATGTAGCAAAAAAACTATTACATGGATTTAGTGCATACACTCCAACATCAGCACAAAAATTTAAAGACAATGACCAGTGGCATAAAACACCACGGATTGGAGACCAGATTTTCTTCAAGAACTCTCAGAGAATCTGCCACACTGGGATTGTGTATGCAGTAACTGATGAGATGGTGTTCACGATCGAGGGTAACACAAGTAACGGAGAAGCAGTTATTCCAAACGGTGGTGCTGTATGCAAGAAATCCTACGCAAAGAGTAACAGCCGTATCGCAGGATATGGACGACCTAAATATGATAACGTAAAAGTATCATACAGCATTGTAAAAAAGAACTCTTCTAAATCTGCGATCAAGTGGTTACAGAAGAAGCTGAACGCAAATTGTACATACGCAAACGAACATCCATTAGTGATCGACGGAATCTGGGGAGCAAAGACAACGCAAGCCTTGAAGAAATACTGGAAACAGTTAGGATGGAACACGTCTGGAACATATGCAGGAAAGAAAACTTGCACAGCTTTGAAAAAAAATCGAAAAAAGTAGTTGCAATGTCGAAAATGATGTGATATTATAAACAACGTTGAAGCGAGAATGTTCCATTTTCGTTCCAATCAAAATTGAGAACAATAGAGTTTATGCGGTTTAACATAGATTTGATTCCTTGACTTTTAATCAAGTTGTCCGGGGTTCGAATCCCCGCACGCTCACTTTAAAAAAGCACGGTTGCCAAATGGCTAAATACCGTGCTTTTCTTGTATTTATGCGGTTTTTAAGGGTATGACCTGTCTAAAAATCATACCCTTAAAGTAACCGAAAGTATTTAAAAGTTTAAGGAAGTATTTGTTCCATACGTGTTCCATGTTCCATTTTTGTTCCAGAAACATTCTTAAAAAGCCATGATAATAAATCTTGTAGCTGTTCCATTTTTTGTTCCACTGGTTGTTCCATTTTTTGTTCCAAATCTACGAAACTTAATGCATTATTTACAGCTGACACTTTATCTTCTTTTTCCATCATGATATGGTTGTATACTTTCATTACAACTTCTTCTGAATCTCCAACTAACTTAGCCACCATCTTAATACTGATAATTGGAATCTGGTAGCATAAGCAAGAACAATAATTATGTCTGAAAACATGGCTTGTCAATCCCTCGATAACACTTGGGCTGACTGCCTGCATAGCTTTTAATATTCTGTCGAACATTCTCCTAAAACCAGATTTTGTCATAGGCTTGTAGTTTTGATTTACAAAAAGATATTTTCTTTTCTCTTTTCTCAACATAGCTATATAGTCGGCTATATAATCAAATACACTGTTAGGAATCGGGAGTGTTCTTTCTCCGTTAGTTATATTTTTTACCGTTTTTACAAAAGGGATATTATCTGATATGTCGTGAGATTTAGTTATAGATACCGTGTGAGCTTCTAGGTCAAAGTCATTTTCTGTTAGTGCCAGAGCTTCACCACGTCTTAATCCACAGCCGTAAAGGATGTAGGCATACAATTTGTCCATTGGTTTAAAATCTGCCGTAAAAACGGCTCTCTGTTCGTCTGGTGTCAAAGCACGTTGCTCTTCTGCTTTGTATTTGATTCCCTCAAAATCGTCAAAAACGTCTGCGAATGTTTGAGCGGAGAAAATACGATCACGTACAGCACTACGCAATATTTGCTTGAATGTCATAGCAATCTGCTGTTGAGTTCGTGGATGCCCTGTAGCATGGTTTAATAGCAATTGGAAATGTTTTCGCTCAATGTCTTGCAATTTGGTATAAGCTATCGGAATAAAATGTACGTTGATAATGTTTTCATACATTTTGTTTGTATTATTAGCACGACTAAATTCTTTGTATAAATGTCTCCATTGTACAGCATATTCAATAAATAATATGTCAGTTTCAATGATTCCACGACGTTCATCCCTTAATCGTTCAAATTCTTTTACTTTCTTTTCAAGGTCCTTAGAGCTTTTTGGAGATCGCAGGTGTTTATATTTTTTTTTACCATTATCTTTGTATGTTCCATCCCATACATTTGTGGAATAGTAACCATCGGTGTCTTTTTTGTATTTTGCTTTAGCCATTGTATCACTCCTTAATTCTAAAAAATAGGTATAAAAATAACAGCTACGCAATTCCTAAAATTGGAGTTTGCATAAAAACGCAAAATGGTTAAAATTTTACGACTTGCATAGCTGACTTGATAATGATACAATAAGTATGGTTGTACAAAAGTATCAAAATCAAGACTTTTGGGAGATCGCACGCTTGGGCTGAGCTGTGCGGTCTTTTTTTGTTTATTTTATTGTAACTTTGTATTTAGCTAATCTATAAAAGCTAATATTTCCGTTTTTGTATTGTACAGCTTCAACATAATGAGTTCCAGATTTTATCTGATTACCGGTAACCATAAGAGAAGCTTGAGCACCATAATTTACGTATGTTTCGTCTACCTTTTTACCGTCAATGTAAATTTTTACAGGAGTTTCTTCTGTCAAGTCAGTTATATAGTAATCAACATATCCAAAAGGAGTACCTTTATTAATTAACAAGACTGGGATTTTACCGTTTTCAGATGTTCCAGATGCTAAGTAAATATAAAAATTACCAGTTCCGAAATCTCCTTGATTTTTTAAATATGGACTTCTGTTGGTTGAATTAACGTTGTTTTTTCGACTAACTTTAACTTTACATTTATATTTTTTCTTTCCAATCTTAGCTGTGATAGTCGCACTTCCTGCTTTCTTAGCAACAACTTTTCCCTTCTTAGATACTGTTGCTACAGATTTTTTGCTACTAGACCATTTAGGCTTTTTCTTTGTTCCTTTTACCTTTAATGTTTTAGACTGCCCAACAGTCAGTGTGATTTTTGAGTTGGAAATTTTAATCTTTGACTTTGCGTTAACTGATTCTAAATTTCCAAAAACACCAAGTGTGACAGCAAGTAAAAACACAGTTAATAATTTGCAGGCTTTTTTCATAATACCCCTCCTTTTTACGGTGTATAACAAACAAATGACAAATAAAAAAATTAAAGTCTCTTGAAGCTGACTAATCTTTCACCATATCCGGTTAATGACGATAGCTGTTCGAGAGTGTATCCCGGATGTTCGATAATCGTTTCATCTGGTATCAAAAGCTCCGCTGCAAAAGTATGAGCTTCAATTTCAACCTTGTTGCTGTAGAATTGTTCGCCATAGGAGAAGAAATAATAATCTCCGTCATGCAGTACGCAATGAGCTAATTCATGAGCAACTACAGCTTCTCGCATTTTTTCATCATCAATCCTATCATTTAAGTATATAAATTTCTTGTCGCATATCTTCATGTGACATCCAGATAGTTCTCCTAAATCTCCGATTTGGATAATAACACCTAAGCTGTCTGCAAGCTGATATGGATTTCTTGTTTCGTATTTTTTAACCAAATCATGTACTAAATTTTTGATTTGATTCGGTCTCATACATAACCCTCCTGTTTATTTTCTCATCATAGCCATGGAAATCTCAACCTGTTTAAGCAAAAGCTCTTTTGTGTTATCGTCAATCGGTTGCCCGTCATAACGTAACGGTTGCATCTTTCCACTTTCTAGCAATTCTTTTAGTTCCTCAAATTTTTCTTTGAGATCGTCCGTGTTATCTTTCTCTTTTTGTCCATCCTCCTTTCCTGTCATCAAGTACTCAACAGACACACCGAAGAAGTCAGCGAGCTTTTGTAATCTCTCGACTTTTGGAGTACTGTTTTTCCATTTTGAAATTGAACCATTAGAAAAACCTAGTTGTTTTTCAAGCTTTCCTTGTGATAATCCTTGTGACTTCCTAAGGCTTTCAATTCGCTCATAAATAGTCATAGAATCTCCTTTCTAAGAAATTACAGAAACTTTTCTGTAAAAAACGCTTGACAAACTAGAAAGTTTTCTATATAGTAAAAGCATAGCACAGAAAACTTTCAGTAAAACAGAAAGCGGTCACAGAAAAAAATCTATATTTTATGTGGTAATTTAATATTAGAATATTTTCTGCAAAAAGTCAATGGAAATACTGAATATTTTCTAATAAATAAAGAAAGGAGAGTAAGAAATTGTATATTTATGACAAAATTAAAAAGATTTGCAAAGAAAAAGGTCTGTCAGTTACCTATGTTGAGAAAAAAGCAGAACTTGGAAATGGGCTGATTTCTAAATGGAATGACAGTGTACCAAGCGTTGCAAATTTGAAAAAAGTAGCGAGCATCTTAGAGGTCACTGTTGATGAACTAATAGGAGATGAGGAGTAACGGTTGATTATTTCTTATCTTAAAGGAAGAATAATGAAATATGCAAAAAAGGTTATGAGAAAATCAGAACTCTGTGAGATGGGATTTCCTGAGGAATTTTTAGATTCAGCATACAGAGAATCAAATCAGAGTTTTGCACAAAAGATAAATCCATATAAAAAGAACTCTCCGATCATATTCGATACAGAAGAATTTGATAAATGGAGATTAAGGAAACTAAGAGATGAAAATAAAGCAATCCGAAGAGATTACTTTTAGAAATCTTAAGTTGGAGGTGATCAATTGGAAAAGTTAGAACAAACAATCAGTAGTGTTGAAGTAGCTGAAATGATTGGGAAAGATCATAACAAATTATTAAGAGATATACGAAGCTACATTGATCAATTTTCACTGTCCAAAATTGGACAGTCAGATTTTTTCACTGATTCTACATATAAAAATGGAAGAGGTAAAGAATATCCCTGTTACCAAGTAACTAAAAAGGGATGTGAATTTATTGCTCATAAACTGACAGGGATTAAAGGTACTGAGTTTACAGCAAAGTATATCAATAAATTCCACGAAATGGAACGGATTATTACAGAACACGTTCCTCATGGGAAAGAACTGTTAGCACTGGCGGTTTTAGAAGCACAAAAGACAATAGAAGATTTACAGGCAAGCAATACAGTCTTATTAGAAGATAATGAACGTATGAAGCCAAAAGAGATTTTCGCTGATGCAGTAACATCAAGCAGAACATCTATATTAATTGGTGATCTTGCTAAATTGTTGAAACAAAATGGCATTGATACTGGGCAGAATCGACTCTTTGAGTGGATGAGAAACAATGGATACTTGATAAAAGCACAAGGAAGCAACAGAAATATGCCGACACAGAGAAGCATGGAGATGGGATTGTTCCAAGTGAAAGAGAGTACCAGAATTGACGGTAACGGATGCAATGTGGTAGTGAAAACTCCGAAAGTTACTGGCAAAGGTCAAATGTATTTCTTAAATAAGTTCTTAGAAAAGAAACCGGAGGAATAGCATGGAAGTTTTTGAAAGTCCGTTTGGAACAGAACTTAGGGCAGAGAAGCAGGATGGAGAATGGTTCTTTTGCTTACAAGATATTGGATATGGCATTGGAGTTATAAACTCCGGACAGATTAATAGCAGATTAAATCAGTCTGGCGTTAGAAAAATCAGTGCCAAAGACAGAAAAGGAACAATGCATAAATTATTGTTCGTAAATGAGTTCAATATGATGAAAGCAATCTTGAAAACCAAAGATAAAGATCATGATGATTTTTATTTTTGGATCGTAAGAGAAGTTCTTCCAGTATTAAAAAATGAAGATCAAGTTAAATTGCCAGACAATATTGAACAAAAGATAAAGCTTTTAGCACAGGGAGATGTGTTGTTAAGTGAGAGAGTCGGAAAGATTGAGACAAAGGTTGAAATCTTAGAAGACGAACTGCCACTCTTTGCATATGACATAGAAGAAATTCAGGAACATGCAGCAAGACACATCAAACAGCTTCTCGGAGAAAAATATAAAGATAACAGTCTGAGGGCCAAAGCATACATAAATCTTTATAAGAAGATCGAGGAAGAATTTAATGTTTACTGCTATAAAGGGTTAGCAAGAAAAAAATTGGCAGATGTTCACGAGTTTATAGATTGTTATAAAGGTGTGGAATATGAAGAAAGAAAATGAAGCAGAAATCACATGGGATGAAATTGTGAAAAGGCACGCGGAATATATGAATAGCAAGAATAAGTTGGAAAAGATAATGTTCGTAACAATACTTATAAGATTCATAATATTTTGCCGGAAAAAGATAAAAGAGGTGAAACGATGAAATTCAAAATGGCGTGCATAGTAATTGGAACATTATATATGTTTGGTACGGTTGGCAGTTTTGTTGATGGGGAATCGTTAAGCCTTCCTGTTGCATGTTTGCTTGGAGTGGCGGGTGCAATGTTACTGTTTGCCGGAATAAGAAAGGATAAATGAAGGATGAAAAATGATAAAAATTTTGTGAACCTGAAAGGCACATTAGAAAAAGTGGATTATAGCCACCAATCAGGCGGAAAGATGTACTACAAAACGTACATTGATACGAGAAGAAAAAGCGGAACTGTTGACAGAGTTCCAGTTATTGTTTCAGAAGACCGTATGAACAATGCGGTAAGACAGGGAGCATACGTTGAAATTACCGGTGTATTTGCTTCAAGAAACAGACCAGATGAAAATTCAGGAAAAAAACATTTGGATTTATTCGTAAATGCCAATGTTGTTGAAGAGGTAGAAGAGACAGAAGATTTAAACAAACTAGTTGTTGAAGGAACAGTTTGTAAGCCAACAGTAGGAAGGGTAACACCAGCAGGAAGAAAAGTTGCAGATATGTTTATCGCAGTAAACAGAAATAAGAGTTCTTATTATTTCCCTTGCATCTTATGGGGAGATACTGCTGAGATTGCAAAAAAACTTGAAGTTGGAGAAAAAGTAAAACTTATCGGCAGGATTCAGAGTAGAAAATATACAAAAAAGATTTCTAAGAATGAATCAATTGAAAAAGAAGCTTACGAAATTTCTAGCAGTTGCTTAGAGGTAGTCAA